GGAGGAGACTATCATATTTTTGAGACTCAATATAAGCTTTAGCTAGGGACCCATATTGAGAAGGCATACTTAACGCCCTTACTAAATAGTCATCTTGTGTTACACTTCTTAATTGGGAGGCATAATTAGCTAATGAATTTTTTCGTATATCTTGGACAGAATCACCATCTCCACCTCCAGTAGCGGCATCAGGGTTATTTGCGGCTAAGGAACTAAAAGATTCCTGAGCTAGAGTAGCATCTAAATTATCTGAAGTTGTGAGGAGTACATTGCCTGCTACTGTTATATCTGTTAATGTATTAGCAGAAACATTAGATGCAACCCCCCCTCCAGTTAAATATCTTACAGTTAAAACGGTGTTAGAAGGGGCTACACCATATGTTTTAGTAAACATAAAATTAGAAGGGGAAAATGCCGTCTTAAGTTTATCCTGAGTAGATGGTAATCCTATTCCTACATTATCAGGATTAGGAACGATTTGTTCATCAAAATCTTCAACAGTACCTGCACCAAATTGGAGTTGTAAAGTAGCACTGTTATCATCAACATTATTACTACTTACAATTCTAGTAGCAAATCTTTTAGAAACTTTTTTCAATCTTAATAAATCTCCTACCTCTGAAGAATCAGCTTGAGTATTAGGATCAGTAACAAAAGGATTAGTATTTTTAATAGTTTCAAATACTGTTTCTTGAGCTAAGTAATCTACTTCGGTCCAATCATTTCCGTCACTATCAACAATATCTAAAATTCCTAAAGGTTGTTGGGTACTAATATTATGAGTAAAAAATCTTTCAGGTTCCCCTACTGTTACTGTAGTTGTATTAATAGTAGCGGAAATAGCTTTAGTGGTTTTTTTCAATAAAAAAGAAACTGGTTGGTCTCCCGAGATTTCATATACACTTATTGTTGTAGGGTCTAATGAGCTAGATTCACTAAAATCAACTTTGTTTTGGGTTAAAAAAGTGGGCCCTTCTCCTCCACGTATGGGAGTATTTTCAGATATAGCTAAAGCATATTTAAAATCAGGTACATTTTCATCTGCATCCGCATCATATATAGCGGGTACAGTTTGAAATAATTCAATTTGGGTCGTTGCGGCTGTACTTACAGAAGGTTTATATCCCATCATGTAAGCTAAATCGTATAAGTTATTTAACTGTTTAGAATATTGAATAAAATTTTCTTGTATTTGATTGTCTGTGTAGAATGAAAGAACATCACCCACATATGAAGCCATCTCAATAAACATAGTTCCTGGTGAGGAAGGGCTAAAATCATTGACAGTATTAGGAAAATAAGTTTTAGCAAACCCAATAAGATTTGATCTAAAATCAGAAAAATTCTTATTAATATATTTAATATTTCTATTAATTCCGTTATTACTATTTATTAAATCGTATGGCATTATAATGGTATGTTAAGTTCTATAAATTGATCTACACTTGAAAATACTGAGTAGAATATTTGGGCTTTGATAGTATGCCCATCTAAGCTTTCTGTAACTATAACTTCTTTTAATTCAACCACAGGAAACACTAAAGCTATATCATCTTCTATGCTTTTTTTTAGAGTTTCAAGTACGGAAGGACCACTTTGTTCAAAAAGGTATGTTGATATGTTTCCCCCAAAATTGGGATCAAATACTCTTTCTCCTTTATTAGTAAGAAACCAATTGATCATATTAAATTTTACTTGCTCGGCACTGGTGTAATTAATCTTAAAAACAGAATCAGAACCTGAGGTTGCAAGAGATTTAAAAGGAAGGGCTAATCCTAACCCAATGGATGGGGTTTGATCAAATGCTGGTATATTTCCTACTTCTATTGCCATTATTTAGTGGGGTTTAAAAGACCCATGATTTGATCCATACCTACATTACCTTGGGGTAAATCCCCCCCGGGCATTATTCCTTGAGGATTAAATTGGTTGACATCTTGGCTAGTAAATTGTCCTGCTGTTTCCCCTAAAATATTAGCATAGGCTGCCCTTTTATCTTCACTAATTGGTTTATTTTCCATAGGTGGAGAAGTTGGAGAAGAAATAACTTGTTTTGGAGCTCTAACTGCTTCTAATAAGATTTCTTTTAATTCTTCTTGAATTACTTCTCTAACAGATTCTTTAATTAAATTTTTAAGTACTTGCGATTTCATTGATTATAAATATTATATTTAATAAGCTTTTAAATTATCTCTATCAATAATAAATTTTAATTCATTTATTAATACTTTATCTGATGGGGTGAAAGAAAGTTCAGTTTGGATTAAAGTAATTCCATCATCATTTTTTCCTAAAGCTCTTTTTCTATTTATAGTAGGTGAAAATGGAACTTCTTCAATTTCAAAAATAAAACCTTGGTAAGTAGATAAATTTACACTTTCCTCAGCTTGTCTTTGCACAGTAGAAATTTCTACTAGTGCTTCATCAGGTTGGGGTAGAATTACATTACGGCATTTATTAATATTATCGTCTAATAATTTTAATTTTACAATAAATTCATTAATATAAAATGATATTAATGCTAATGGGATTGAAATACTATTTACAGCAGTTTTAATGGGTGGAATTTTAGGGTTTCCAAATTTATCAAAAGTTTGACTAGTAATAAGAGTATCTAAATCATTTAAAGAAGCTGGAATTGCTCCTGGGAAGCCGAATGGAATAAATTTTGCTATTATGGATACTGCTACTCTGCCTCTTTTTAGGGCAGTTATTAACTTTACTAAAGTGTTTATACCTAATTTAGCTAAATTAACTGTAAATGTTACTCCCTTAAGAATTTTAGATATATTATTAGCTTGATCTAATATATTATTTCTAATAGAAATCACTTTAGATAATTCCTCTCGAGTAGGACAATCACCCTCAACCTTAACTAACTGTTTCTCTAAAGAAGGTATTAATCTATCAGAAAATAACATAGCCTGATTTGTTACTAGTACAATTAAAGCCTCAATCCCTCTTTTTTTAAATTCCCCTGGGGTAGAATTGTTAATTAAATTTTCTTCGATTTTAGCCATTATATAGTTTTACTTACTTTAGATTTGGTTTTGGTTTCTAAATCATTCTTTAATGAAACTAAAGTACTAATTAATGGGGTAGTTGAAGCGATCATATAAGCCATGTAAGGAGAAGGATTATTATTAAATTGACTCATCCATTTCCTTAATTCCCCTACTAATTCAGATAATAATTGTATAGTAATATCACCCTTTAATAGGGGTTCTGTTGCTTCTTTATCCCCTAATAATATGTTAGGAGAATTTATTGTAAATGAATTTTTACTATCTATATTAATGGTATCCTGAGAGTTTAGATTTATAGATTTAGCTGAACTAATTAAAACACTATCAATATTAGAATTTAATACTACTCTTCCTGAGTTTATTAAAACTTGGTTTTGTGTATAACTAGGAATTAATTCAGGTGGGGATGAATAAGAATTATAATTAAAGGTATTAGGTTCTAGTTCTATTGGTTGGTTAGAAGTTAGATATATAGAAGCTTTGTCTAGGTTTATATCTTCTTTAATAGTATTCCATCCCTCACTTGTTTCTTCACCCTGCCCATTTCTTATTTTAGTAATAGGAGATATACCTTCACTACTACCAAATCTTAAGGATTGTCCAAATCTTCCTTCTATTATATGATCTCCTTCAAATGGTTTTAAAGGATTTATATTAGATTGTTCTATAAAAGTTTTTCCTAATTTAAGTTCTATAGTCTCGTTGGTAGTTTTATTAGGGCTACCCCCCAATACTTGAGAAATACTTTTATTTAATGAAAAAGGTGGATTGGATGTGCCGGGAATAGCGTTATGATGGGGTGTACCCCAAATATTTATAGGAGGGAAGTAATAAGATATTTTAGAATTCCCCGCTTCCTCTAACTTACTATCTGGGAGATCTATTACTGCAACAATTTCATTTAATAAAGGATAATGCTTTATATTAGGAAATAAAGGATACGCTACCCTTATAGCATCATTGCTTTCACTAGGATTAGTTACGTCCTCTATTAAAACCATACCTATAGAAGCCCATTCTCCATAAGTACTAAAATGGGGGTGGTTTTCATCTAAAATAATGTCCTTTACTCTAAAGCTATTAAGTTCTTTAGGAATAGCTGAATCTACGGTGTCACTAACTAAATTTCTAGCATAATTAGCGAACCCCCCTATACCATAGTTTAACTTAGGCATTATTTCTTATCGTCTTTGAATTTCTTTACTTCATTTAGTAATTGCTGTTTCTCATCTTCAGTCATACCAAAGTTCCCATCATCTACCCCATCACTTTGAATAGCGCGTTGAGCAATAGTAGCCATTTTAATAAGCTGCTCATCATTCTTAACAGAAATTTCTAAATACTCTTTAAGAAGAGGAACAACTAAAGTAGCATCTCCAATATCCTGTATTAAAGGTTTTAACTCCGATATAAGAGTTGAAATTTGTTCTTCTTTTTTCTTTTGGTTGTTGTAAATTTCTTCTAAAATATTAGAGAATTTTTTTTTACCAAATATATTTTTGTCTAACTGCCCCATATTTATTTTATTTATAAATATGAAGTATCTTTAAAATTAGTATATCCATTTTCTTTATAAAAGAGATAATGGGTTTTATAAATATCTCCTAATTTACTGGCGACTTTAGTAATTTGGGGGGTTTTAGCATCAACCATTTCCCTTATATAGATGTATAATGCTTTTTTATTAAATACATCCAATTGGTCTCTTGAAGCAAAAATAGACAAAATAGCATCAGCTATTTGGGCATCTCTTAATTTGGGAAACAAATCTGTAAGAATAGAATTACAATAATTAATATATTCATCCATAAAAATAGAATCATTATCTTTTTCCATAGGATCGTAATCCAAATCATATGAATATTTTAGATTATGATGTAATTCATCAACTGGGGCTTTATCTACTCGTTTTTTATAGTTTTTAGTATTTTGTATAATTAAATACCGCTTTGCAATCGTACCAAAATATGAAAACGCTTTTGTTCCACGTGTAGGATCAAATAAATGAATTTTATCTAATAAAAATGTAATTACTTCATGTTGGAGGTGTTCAATTTCATTCACCTCTGTATAATAAAATTTAAAGGTATGGATTATATTCTCCGTAAGTTTAAAAAATCCATAATGAATTCCTTCCCTATAGATGTTACTTCTTTCCTCGGGATCAGAAGAGCTATTGTATCTAACAATAGCATCTTCCGTATCTTGAGTAAAATATAAATTTTTTGTTTTCTTTTTCCTTTTTCTAGGGGGTAATGTGCTCATAATTTATCTATCCTAAATTTAGATAGAATTCTCTGAAGATCTGTAATTTGCTGAAATATGAAACCTATTTCGTCATCACTTTTAAAAATACCACGCTCATCAATTTTCTTGAGCTTTTCATCAGAGATTTCTATAATTCGACTAAATTGATCTAAGTAAGTAATGTATCCTGCAAGAATATCTTCTTGCTTTTCATTTTTACGTAAGAGATTACGAGTTGTAAATCCTAAGACTACAACTAATATCCCTAATACACTGATGACTACTGTTTCTATCATAATTTATCAAATAAATCTTTAAGACCTTTACTTTCAAGTTGTGAAAGTGCTTTGTCTTTAGTTGATTTTTTAGACTCTGTGTTCAATATAAAATTTTTCTCCTGGGGAGGCACGGAATTTTTAAATTTAGGTAACCATTCTTTTTCAAATTCAATACGAGCCGCCATCATATCCGCCTGGTGTAAAATGAATGGTAAAGAAGTACGTGGTTTTTGCTCGGGCATATATGCTTTAAGATATTTTTCATTAGCCGCATCATATAGTCCATCATGAGTTTGAATTGCGAGCATTTCATTAAATGAATACTTAACATTATGAGACTGAAGCATAAATAAACCTCTATCAGGAACAGAAGCAAACGGGACTTGTTTATTAAACATATAATCCTCCCCTAATTTTTCTTTTCTCCATTTATCGGTTTGGGGGATATAAGATTCATTGTCTTCATCTCCCATTTTTCCAAGATCATGGTTAATAGCAGAAAACACTAATTCTTCTACAGTAAAAGTAGTCATATCTGCTCCTTCTTCTTCCCAAAGATCATATTGTTTAAGAGAGCACCGTACTACTCTATTAACATGTTCTACATAACCCCCTGGGAAGGAATTATGATATTCTTTTTTATGAGCAGCGGGCATCATCATAATACGTTCTTTATAAGTATTATAAAACGCCATAAGCATTTCTCTACGAGGACGGGAAATATGTGTTTCAATATTACCACAGAATTCTTCCCAATTCTCCTGAATTTGTTCAGCTGTTAGGTTCATACTTTGTTCTGTTCATTAGGTGACATAGGCTCTCGCTCAACTGCCGCCTTAATCTCTTCAACTAAATCTTCACACTGTTTTTTAGCGGATTCCACTTCCTGTCGATTCCCTCTACCATTATGGTATTCAACGTGCTTTAATTTTGCTTCGAGGTTTTCAAGTTTTCTCTGAATGTGTTGTCTATATTGCATAATTTTTATTGTTTATAACGAAGTTACGATGAAAAATTTAAAAAATCAAGGTATTTTTTGAGAACTGCACATTTTTCATATTCTTCTAAATTTTCGAAATGGTCTATACTTTTATTTAAAGCGGATTCAAAATCTATTTTAGAATTTTTAGCTTCTCTAAATAAAGCATTAATGTGTTTTTTATCTTGTAAATCTATATCTTTAATATAATCATATGCTCTTTCATAAAGCATAAATTCACCTACTCTTTTAATATCTTTTATATCTAACGTTGGGTCTGCTTTATCAAATAAACCTATTACTTGGGTAGTATAATTTAAATAGTTTAAAATCAATTTCCGAAACATTCCTAATTTATATGAGGGGCTATTTTCATCAACTACAGATATTCTTTTAGGGGGTGTAAAGGAAGACAGACTCCCTTCATCCCTAGATGATGAATTAAATGACCCAAATATTTTATTAATGTCCAAAGTGTAATTTCAAAGTTTCGATTTGATCCTCAGCATCAGTTAATTTTTGAAGTGCTTTTCTCCCCTCCTCTAAAAAATGCCCTGAGGTATGTTCACCAATGCCAGCCGGTGAATGTAGTAGGGTTTCTAAAGTAAGTAGTGCTTCTTCTTTGTCGGCTTCTGCCTGTTTTTTTAGAGCCTTTATTAGTCGGTGTTCCATGTGTATAAATATAGTTAATTCCTAAATTTTTATATGTTGTTGTATATGTCCAATAATTCATCTGCAATGATAGTCTGCGGCTCGTGTTGCTATTTGTTTATTAGGCTTTATATTAACTTTATAACCGAAAGATTGTGCCCAACCCCTAGCAGCTGATACCAATTTATTACTCATATAATATTCATCATCATTATAATCCATATCAATTTCAAAACGAATCCCTGGGAGATTATTGGAGAGTTTTTCTGCGATTTACATTGTTATTTCGGTTTCCATCCATAATCTAACCCAATCATCTTTAATTAGGAAAAATTTTTCTTTACAATAAATATAATGAACCCCTCTCATTGGGTAACGATATGCAATAGCTGTTACATAATTAATATTAGAGCCAACTCTTTGGGAATCAGTTCCAATATGGGTTTCAACAAAAGGATTATCCTGGATTATCTTAGCTGTATAATTAACAGGATTAACTTTTTTATTTTTTACTGTTCTAAAATTCATATTACATCCCAATCACGAGCCGCCATAATATACGCAGAACCCGTGTCTAGAGTTGGATCCTCATTTAGCAAAGCTAGAGCTTCAGCTCTTACTTCTGATCTTAATCCCCATTGTCCTGCTTTTTCCATTACGGATTCAACTGTCTGATTTCTTTTCATCAACATAAAGAGTTTCATTACCTAAAATAAAATGCCTAGTATTAGCGCTCGGGATTTTAACCATTTCTGCAAGACGACTTATAGCATCTTCAATATCTACCGCAATAATATATGTTTGATGGATATTCTTTTTTTCAACATATTGACATTCGTAGATATAATGATCTCTTACCTTAGAAGTTTCTATGAGTTCTATTTTAAGAACTCTAGTTTCATTCCCAATTTTAAGTTTATTAAGGAGTTCAACTTTAGGAGAAGTATATTTATTTTTAAGTCCCATAATTATATTATTTAGTGTTATTGGGGGGAGCGGCAACTCCCCCCTTAAACAACATGGCAACTGCTTCTTTACGCTGCAAATTCCTTTGCAATTTCAAAAAGCTTCTGGTTAACATCTAAATCTTGCTTAAAGTTCTTAATCTTACGAGCTTTACGCATTTTAACACCCGAAACATATTCAAAATCTCCTTCAACAACTTTTTCTTGAACAAGATTAAATACACTCCACAGATCATTACCTGCATCCTCTTTACGGACGGGCTTCAATACTTCATCCAAATCAATCTTATAAACTTGATCAACCTTCTGATCTTTTTGTAGCTTAAATCGAGTTGCAATTGCTCTTCGAGCCAAATCATATTTTTGGGGTTGAGTCAATTCTGTGCCCTTAAACTTATTCATGCTCTCTACTGTAAGAGGCAATTTTTCAACCATTTCTCCAATGGTTCCACGCAAAGCTTCAAAATCATAACCCATATGGCGGATTTTCATTTTCCCAAACTCTTGATCGGCAATTACCAATCCATTAGAACATACAAATCGATACATTCCTGCCTGGAAGGTAAATGAATTTTTACCATCGTGGGAATTAGTCATGATAATTTGTGGCCAAACATTATCTCCATCTTTTCCCTCAACCATCAAATCTGGGTGGCGGAAAACGAGCATGTGTTTTTGAAAGCCTTTAGTAGCTTTCTTACGGGCTGATACTTGTTTAGCATCAATAACACCCCATCCCAGTTTTTCCATATCGTCAATAACACGATCTGTAGGAATGTGGGTGTAGTGCTTAGAAACTTCACTACTTGGAGTTTCTGAAAATGCAACTGGGCAAGCTTCTTGAATTTGCTCGCGGGTCATGAACTCTGAGTTCACATCGTTTGAAAACATTAAATCTTCCATAACTAATTATTTAGGTTTCTATTTAATTCTGGCTGCTGCTGCAACCTTACCCCGTAAATATACGAACAGTCTCCTGTGACTCCAAATTTTAGTATGACGAAATTATGACGTAGATTAAGAATACGTCAAATCAATCCCAAAAAATGATCCTGAAGCAGTAGAATCACCTGTGCTGTATACTTTAGAATTAGTAGCTAAAAACCTAATATTTTCTTGTGCAATAGTAACTCCCCCTAGATTTAAGGTGAAAGAAGCTGTAGACATACCATTTACAGAAAATCCGGCACTTATAGAACCACTTACCACTGAGCAATTTACTAATGAGGTAATAGTAGCAGTATTAAATAAAGCAGTATCGTTTTGCCCCTCAATATTAAAGTAAGTATTACCGGCGTTATTTCTTAATTCGAAATTAGCATTTGAAGTGATATTAGCTGAGGGCTTAACACCATTATATAAATCTACTTTGGATATTGTGGGCATTATTTAATACTTTTATAAATTTTCCTTAATCTACGAAGTTCCTGTTGAAGTAGCATTTCGGTTTCATTATCGAGAGGAATACCATCTGACTCACCACTATCCAAAGAGTCTATAATATCTCTTATTTGACTATATAATACCTCCTTAGACATGCCTTCTTTTAAGGCACTCATATCCCCTATTTTTTGTAATATTTTTTCACCTCCCGGCATCCTTTTAATAGCACTATGTAATCTATCAGTAAATCCATCTACCCCAAATTTATCTATTAATACATCTGCAAACTTATCAAAGCCAACAGCATCTAATAATTTCATTAATTGGGCATCAATTTTATCTTTAACTGATTCTGATATTGTAAATCCAAGTTTTTCCTGTTGGTCTAATCTTGAATTAGCAAAAGTTCTTATATCCTGCTCAGCAGGAGTTAATTCGTCAAATTTTTTACCTCCTTGGCTAACACCTTTAGTAGCGGGGTGACTATAACTTACGATTTCTTCCTTACCTCCCATATATCGAGCACCTCCCATATCACGACTAGAATCCTCACCTAATATTTTATCAATTTGAGCTCTATAAACTTCGGGATCTTTTGTTAATGAATCAAAAAATTTTGAAGCATCAGCTAAATCTTTGTAAGAAGCACTACCTTTGCTTACATTTTTATTTTTTATGACAGTGTAGCTAACTTTGTATTCGGTTACAGCTTCTTGTAAGATATCTAGTAATTTCATTTTGGTTGACAGCATTCGTGAGTGTTAGTAGGGGTAGAAGTACATTCTTTTTGTGAAGCGCATCCCACAAAAAATAAAACGATAAATAATAAGGCGTATTTCATGTTTATAAATATTGGTTTTTCTCCTCTCGTCTCGAAAAAGTTCTCTACAGTATTCAGATCTCCATAAATACGTATATATTCATCGACGATTTATTTTAGTTTATATGTAATTTCTTCACTACGGTCGTCAACAAATACGCGAGCGCTTGGGAACGCTTTATTAATAAACGCACTATACAGTTTATGACGGCCTGTTTTTTCAACCGCTTCACTACCTTTTTTATTAGGTGTGTAAATGAGGAGGTCGGGTTTGGATTTATTAAATTCTTTTTGAAGTATTTCTTTTATAGTAGCCATTAAGCGGAACATGAAGACTCGATCGTTAACTTGAGCAAATGAAACACCATCCCCGATTTCTTGACTAAATATAATTTCATACCCTTTTAAAACAGTACCTTGGGGTTCATTAAGAAACTTAAAAAACTCAGGTCGATCATATTCCATATCGTCACTAATACGTTCTTTGTAAGAAATACCTTGGAGTCTGATTGGGACTTTTCTTACCTCATCGTCATTACGAACTTCTCCACTAATGATGTATGTAAATGACCCCCCACCAAAAAAAGATTCATTTTTCCCTTTGTATTTAAACGGTTCTGAAGTTCCTTCACCTACCTCTGGGATAAGTTTAACATCCTCACGTATCTCCGTATATATTTCGTGCAAGCTAAATCTTCTCATTTCTCTAATTCGGGGTGAAATCCTAATTTTACAATTTTC